CCTTGTCTGGACTCAATGGAGTCATAACATCTACACGTAATGCAGATCCTCTCAGGTTGAAGTTGATGCCTGGAAACATATCAATCATTTCCCAATGGTTTGTAGGTAGATAAGGAAAAGATAATTCCTCTCTTGACTCAAACCCTTCATACTGATCGTACTGGACCTCAAATGATCCAACATTGACATGGCCATTGTTAAAACACTTATTCTCCCTTGCAAAATAGGAGTCATTGAAACCTGTCACTCTATTATGGAAATGTAGATAGTCATGATAGAACTCAGAGTTAGTATCATGCCACAATTTAAAATTACATGGAATGATAGCCTTATGATAATGAAAGACATCCAATGGTTCTGCATTGAGTGATTCTTTCATACAATCAAAGGAACCATCAACCCACTCTTCCATCGTAGGTGGATTCTCGTTCAAAGTTACCCAAACAAATCCACCAAACTTTACATCACAATGAAGATAATCTGGAACATCTAAAAATCCCACTTCCTGTTCTATTTTTCCACTTGGTCTTCTTTCAGAAGTATTTGCTAGTGCATGGATTTCTCCTTCTTTGTCTCTAACAACTAATATGGGAACACCAGCGATTGTGGTTGTTCTAAATCTATCTGGTTCTGGTAATTCAGATTCATGACATACAGGAACCCAGACCTTACTAAAAATCTTACTTATTTCTTGCTTGAAAATATCTTCGTCTGAATAAATCTTACTACTTACATACTCTCCAGCTTTCAGTTGGCCTGGAACCTGTTTCCATTTGGTGTGATTTCTTGCGGGCATGATTATATGGCGTCTTTAGGATTTGGTTCTTGTGCTTTCAATCTCATCAAATTAACCTCTTCCATAGAACACTTGAAAGAAACATCATAAACGATCTGAGCATTCAGGGGATCAATAGGTTGTTTATTGAAGTCCTTCATGAATGTCTCGTAATCATAATCTATTGACATAACATCTATGATACATTTACAAAGACTGTATAGATGTTCTGGTGGGTACTTCATACGAACAGCTGGATCGTGAGACATTCGGGTAAAATATAAAGTTACCCAATAATTTCTCTGATCATTTGTCCATGTACTTACTTTTTCTGTCACGTTATCCGTGACAACTGGTGCTGGAATTTCTTTAGATACACACCCAAAGAAAAACAACGATACACCAATAATGAATATTTTGGTTATAGTGCTCATGCAGCCCTTTTGGATTTATGGTGGGCGTAATCCCGAATAGACTCTCTAAGTAATTCGGTATAATCATCCACTCTCTTAATAAATGTTTGAGGTATTCCATCATCGGGAACTACAAAAATAATAAGTTGGTTGCATTCTATACCAGTACGTTCTGTAAACATCTTTGCATACGCCGTACCTTGGATAAAATAATTTTCAATCCACTCTTCTTTTTTCGCACTATTAGATGTTTTAAAATCTACTACAGATATTTTCCCATCCCATTCGGCAATCATGTCTACTGCACCAGCTACTTGATACTCGTCTGAGTAAAGGTAGTCTTCAATGCAGTATATTTTACCTATATGTCTCTCTAACTCTTGTATCGCTTCTAAGAACAAATACCAAACGCCTGGATTTTTAGCGAGTGCATTTGCTTTAAATAGATCTACATCTGTTATTTGATTCAAGAAGTATTGTTCCAGTAAATTATGGAACTGAGTACCCCTTGTGGTAGATCGTCTGGTGATACGATTTGCCTCTGCATCACCTACACGTTTTCTCCACTCGTATATGGCCTCTTTTCCTCGTATTGAAAGTATTGTTGTTATTGATGGATATATTGATCCTTGTTCATTAACGTAATGTCTTTCTCCTGCAATATTTTCTCGTTTTAGTTTTGGTATTCTTGGTATGTCTATATGATCGTATTGTTTTTGTAGTATCACCTTATTATTCCTTCTTTGTATTCGACCTTTCCAGCAGTTTTCATTGCGGTCATACACTTCTTACGATTCTCCATAAGACTGTAACTACAATGTACCCAACCACTGTTTGGGTCTTTTCCATTATAAAATTCCAGAATAAGCTGATCGAATTCAAGAGTATCCCGAATCCATTCTGCAAGATCTGGATTAGACACGCTGTAACTTTCAAAGTCAGCGGCCTGTCCATGACAATGTTGACTCCTATCGGAACCGCCCACTGCCTTATTCAAGTCTGGGCTACGATAGCCCGAGTTTACTGTAATAACTCCAAATTCATCCCTGACTGGCTGAAGAATATGAATAGCAAGATGTGTCATATTCACCAAATGTTCAAGATCCTTTGGAGTATTATCTATACCAGACCTTTCTGCCGTTGCAGACTTTGTTAATTCTCTTAGACTGAAATTCTTAGATAATCTAATCTGCATTTGACTCCTTTTTCTTTCTGGGTTTTCTAGGTTTCTTTTCTGCTGGTTTTTTCTTCGCAGGAGCCTTCTTTACAGGTTCCTTCTTCTCAGCTGGTTTCTTTCTAGGTTTTCTTTTTTTAACCTCTGGTTCCTTCTCCAGAGTTTTCTTCACGGCCTCTTCCAAAACCTCATCCGTTGTGGTAATCTCTTTTGGTTGTGCCTTCTCAACTGGTTCATCCTGCAATTCAGGTTTCAAATCACCCCAGAACCATTTTTTAACATTACTCCACCAACTCATTCTGAATCTCCTAAGTGAGTATTATATTTTTGAACGATATACGACCTGACAAGTCCACTACGGACAATATCACCTATATCAAATTCACAAAGATGAAACTCTTTCATCTCGTTAATTATTTTCATAAAATTACCAAGGCCTTCTCTTTCTCTTTCCTTGGATAAATCGGACTGATCAAAGTCGCCACAAAACATAATCTTAGAGTCTTGACCTACTCTTGTCATGATGGTATCAAGCTCATGAAAATTGAGATTTTGACACTCATCAACAATGATGATTGCATTGTCCAAAGTAATTCCTCTCAGGAACGATGTGGACAGAAACATCAAAGAACCCTGTTGCCTCAGTCGATCATACAGAAAATCAAACTGATCCTCTGTAGGCATCTTGAACATAAATCTCACCATATTATCATACGGAACTTGATACAATGCAGACTTATCTTCTTCATCTCCAGGCAAAAAACCAATCTCTCTGGTAGGCATCAAAGACCTGACCACATATACTCTTTGATATTGGGTCTTTGGATCTAATACTTCTTTCAGTGCATGGTATAGTGTAACAAAAGTTTTACCTGTTCCCGCTGAACCATACAAGAATAAACACTTACCTTTCTTGTATTCCTTTATTACTTCAGTTTGGTTTTTGGTGATGCCTTTGACATCAACCATGTTTTCCATTTTGATTGTCTGTTTTTTACTCATATATCAATATTACTAGCTGGATGGTTTTTCTTGATTTCTCTCATTCTGTCTTTGAAACCATCACTCGTATGTCTATTGAAACCATCCCTCATGGAGTACATAACAGATGGAACTTGTGGTACAATTTCAATTGATCCTTTCCCACACACACCACAAGTTTTACCTACTGGAATATTTCTATCAGCTATACGATAGATTTCTTCAAAGTTATTTTCACACTCACTACATTTATACAAATATGTTGGCATAATTTCTCACTTGTTCATATATTATATAGGTTCAACGATAAAAAATATGATCTCCTATTCTTCCAACTTTTGGAAAAGTCTTGGACCATCTAGGGCTTACTGCATAAGTATGGTAATACCTTGCTCCCTCTGTTATGTCTAATCCTTTCGTTTTGATTGCATTATAGGATTCAATTGCGAGAAATGCAATCTTATCTGACTCTCTATAAGCTCGTTTGTTTTTTACGTCATCATTTTTCCCATCACAGTACCAACTAAATTGGCATCTGTTCAGTTTAGGATGACCACTTGACCAATGTAGGCCTTGATAGACAACATCACAAATCGTGTTTGGAAATTGTTTATCATGTACCCTATTCAAAGTAACCATTGCAACAGCAAACTGTCCTGCAAATGGTTCGTTTCTTGCTTCAAAATATATGTTTCTTGCAAGACACTCTCTTTGTTTTGTTGCTTCCATAGCAATAGTATTGTAAGTCCATTTTGGAACTACATCATGATTGACACTTGCAAAACCTACAGGCTCTGCAAATATTGTCAAAGAAAATAACAAAACAATGCTTATGAAAATATGTTTCATATAACCTTGTTCTTCGTGATCCTCAATCTCTATAATAATGATAGGGAACATAATATAATTCACTTCGGCGGATCGTTAAACCGAAATACATTGCTAAATTGTCAGAGGGGGATTTTTACAATGAGGCTAGGTTGCCGCACTCACATCCCCGACATTGGATTTGCATTTAAGACTCCCTAAAAAAAGATTGTATTATATTTATACATCTTTTCTTTGGTACTCATCATTCCAACCAAAAGCCTCTTTTACAACTGCATCAGAGAGTCCTTTATAAATTCTATGTAATTGTTTATCCTTTGTATGTAAAAGAACTTCAGCCTCTGAAGGATGAAGAGCCTCTAGTAACTGAACAAACATTGATTCACGTTTTACTGACTGAATCTTATCATGACCACCCTTTATATAATAATAGAGTTTACTATGTTCAGTAGATAGCCTAGCGTGTTCAGTTCCTTCTGGGGCATCATTAGGAATATATGGGGGAACACCCTCTGGAACAGCTGACAATATATTAGGATCAAATGACCACTTACAAATAGCTCTAAGAGCTGGTGAGTCATTTTCTTTCAGAACCTTTATTTTTTGAGGTTTTGTTTTTGCATTATTAACCTTCTTAAAGACTTCTGAAAGTAAAGGAGTTCTTACCTTTACACTTGGAGTTGGTGGATGACCTTGACTTGGACTCCAACCACTGTTTACTATATCTTGTACTGCCATATTAAAATTCTCCTATGGTTTCGATTAGATTATTAAGTTTCTTCTCTATGAAGAAGTTTAGAAGATCTCTACGTTGACCTTCTGGTTCTTTCTGATACTCTTCCCAAATCTGTTCACACAGGCTTGGTGGAGTTTCATTCAGATCTATGAGTTTCTGGTTTCTATGAAAATTTCTAATTTCTGTTTCTGATCTACCACTTATCTCTGCATTGTGTAATACGAAATTTTCAACATACTTTTTAGTTATTGGTTTTTGACGAACACCATCTACTATAGAGTTGTCAGCTGACAGAACATTTGGTATTCCATCACCCTTATCGCCTCTAAGGATATGTTCAAACAAGTATCCATGAGGTTCAATCCCATTAACTAGTTTCTTAGTAACAGGACTCCATTGATACACATTATCATACTGATGTAACTGAATGAAGTCTTTATCACTAGAAATAATCATGACCTTTTCATTTCTAGATTCAGTTCTAGAAAGAAGACCAATAATATCATCAGCCTCTGCACCATCTACCTGTACAAATTTATATGGAAATATAGTCTTCAGTTCTGTTTTAATTGTATCAAAACAACCAAAGATCTGAGTCCAATTCAGAGGTGATGCATCTCGACCTGTCTTTCGACCAGCCTTGTATTGGGGAAAGTGATCCTTTCTCCATGAATGAGGCGAGTCACAACAGATCACCAGTTCTCCGTATTCTTTAGAATAATTAGTTCTGTACATACGTAGACTGTTCAGAACCATGTGTCGAATAAAATCAACATCTGCTTCTGTCTGTCCCTTCTCCATTGACATCATAGTAGATGCCATCATTATCTGGGATAAATCAACAAGTATCATAATTATACATGAGGTTCAGTGTGGCCATGAAGATCCTTTATCTTCATGTTGTCAGTATGACATTTATTGTGCTGTATTTTCTTCTTAGGCCATACTGCATAGTAGGCCAAAGAAGTTAAGGAAATCACCGCTACGATTACCATAGCGATGAACATCATCATAAAAATCATTTCTTAGGTCCGTATAGTGCTTTGGTTATACCGATAAGAAAAATTGCAGATACCCCAATACCGCAACCAAAGATTACGGCACTATTGGGATCATTAAAAAAATCACTCAGTTCCATTTTCTTTACCCGACTCAATTACTTGAAAGGCTCCAAGAATGGAAGGAACCCAAAGACCGACATAGATTCCGTAGAGTTTTGCATCATAGTGATCCATAAAAAAGAATAACCAGATAGATAACGCCAGAGACAATACTGTGGCGATCAAGATATAGATATGTGATTGTTTCATAATTCCTTTCATAATGAAACTAGGTTGGCTCCCCGAGCTGGACTAGAACCAGCGACAAGATGATTAACAGTCATCCACTCTACCAACTGAGTTATCGGGGAATGGAGCTGACGAGAGGACTTGAACCCCCAGCCTGCTGATTACAAATCAGCTGCTCTACCAGTTGAGCTACGTCAGCCTACGAGTGGATCGGATGGATCAAAATCAAGATCATCTAACTCATCATTTCGTTCCATCCATTCACTAAACCCTACAACATCAAAGTCACCTTTGATAGCTGGTTTACCATCAAGAGTTTTTGAAGTTTGTAGAGATACAAAACGATCTGCAAAATCCTGTAGAGGATGATTAATATCTCTCTCATACTGGATCACTGATCGTAATACTTCACCTAGAAACGACAACTGAGCAACTGTACCCTCATTCACAATATTCACACCATTCTGCTGTAAATTCTTGAGACAAGAGTACATAATCCCTTCAGCGAGTTGTTCACACCATGCAAAGTTTTCTCTAGTCTCTGCAGCTTCAACGTCAACTTGTGGGGGATTCTCAGGTTTGTAGTTACTAGGAAACTGTAGTACTTTTCCCATCTTCCATCTCCTTTGTCCATATAGCAAGGAGATCTGGATAAAATACTCCTACAGTTCGTTTGGGTGTACCATCTGGATTGTATGCCATAGCGACACACTGAGGAACCACTGTATGCTCCTCATTCGGTCCAGACAATGGACTAATCCAATCACCTGTCTTGAGGTAATGTTCACAGTACCTTATGTACGCTTTCTTACTGTCTGCGAGATTGGATGCCTTTTGTTTGTCTTGTGGAGTTGATCTGAAACTCCTAGCGGTCTTGTTGAACGCAGATACCTGTTCCTTGGACTCCTTGATCCAACCCTTCACAGTCTTGAAGGAATAGTTATGATCTTCTGGGAGTGCAAGAACTGTAGGATGTACATTCTTGTATTCAGCAGGTTTACGATTGGCACGTGCCTTCTCTAACTGGTCACGTAGTTGTTGTTTACGTTCTTCACTGATCTTGCGTTTAATAGCCATCACAATCCTCAATATTAGGTTTAACCCATTCTACCAAAGTTTTTCCACCCCAATGATAATAGTAAGGCTCATCGTAATAGATTGGAACATTACATTCTAATGTGTTCGCAACTTCTATTGCTTTGGTCCTTGCTGTATCAAGGGAAGAAAATCTCTGACCTTTTAACATAATGTAGTATATAACGAATAATAACAAAAGTCAAGTCTTTTTTTATAAGTCGTGCTCACCAGGCAGGGGAATGTACGGAAGATCGCCTTTGCGTTCCGCTTTTCTGATAGACCATTGCTGTTGGGATATATGCTGGTCTTCTTTCATTGTACGAACCATAGCTCGTAATCTTTTCAATTCAGTTACTAAGTGTATGATAACTTTATCAGTATCTTTTTCTTTTCTCAGTCTCTCAATAAGAGGATCTTTTTTCTTACTCATCGTAGCTCCAGTAGGTTAAGTCAAACATATCACCAGTTTCTAGAATCTGATCACAAATGTGAATCGGACTCCTACCAGTATATATAAACCACGTTTCAAATTCAAAACCGCCCGTGTAGACCTTCTGGATTTCTCCAAGGCCCAGTTCTACAAGTTCTTCAGTTATCTCTAAAGGAGATTTCACATCAACCCTAACATAGTTAGATTACAACAAAATATTACAAATGTCAAGACGAAAAGTCTCTATATTATATAGGATTTAGAACCTTGTCATGAATCTTGCGATTTGGTGTGCAAATGGAAGTAGTGTAACAGCCATCAAAAGGTTTACACCAGTATGAACCATTGCAATCTGTTTTGTGATACCTGTAGGCATTCCATCTGATACGAGAAGTCCTGCAAGCCAGATAGTTCCTGTAGTGCCGATGTTAGCACCAAGGACTGCACCTATCGCAGCTGGTAGAGGCAATGCACCACCAGCAACTAGACCAATGATTGCAGTTGTTGATAGTGATGAAGATTGCCAAAGAAGAGTCATAATAATACCACCAAAAAACATATAGATAGGATTACCAAGAAACCACTGTAAGTGATCTATGTTCCCCATAGCTTTCATTCCACCAGAGAACATTTTAAGACCAATATAGAACACAACTAGACCAATTAACGTCTGGATGACAGGATTATTCAATTCCATTTTTTGGACCCTTTTTATGAGTTTTGCTTTCTTTGATACTTTCATGTAAGTATGTAGTGATCAATTGTTAAGTTTCTGATAAGTATGTATTAAAAATGCATCAACCACATCCGATAGAGGATTGGACTCAGGCTCACACTCAAGAATGTCTTTGAGTTCCACACCTGTCTGATCAACGAATGCATTGTACATATCTGTCTTGGATGCATTCCCTTTACCAGTAGCCCACTTCTTGATTTCAGTAGGAGTTACTACTTTTGGATAGAGATTGTTTTTGTAGAGTTTGTGTTTGAGTAGACCAGTGTTTTCACCAATGTTAAACACTTGTCCCTTGGCTGCAAATGCATATCCTTCTAGGATAATATCTGCATGGACAGGAACTTGACCAATTATCCAGTTTGATATGTAATCATACCGAAACTCTTCAGAAGGCCAAGTCCCAAAGTGAGATCCCTTGATTTTGCCATCAAGGTAGGATTTTGCAAATTTTTTGGTTGGAGTTAAGTATTGTATCCTGCAACTTGTGAAGGTTCCTTCACCCACACAAATTGCAGGGGATGTCATGCTATAGTCAATCCCAACTTTCGTCTTCATCATAATCTTCCATATCAATGTCTTCTCCACCACAAAATGGACAGCAGAGAATTGTGTATCTGGAAGTATTTAGATCGAACTTCAGTTGGTATGTTGCATTACATTCTTGACACTCTATATCTATTTCTGTCATGAGGCTGGAAGATCAACCACCTCGCAAACTCCTGCTGAACAAGCAAGTTCTTGTGACGCTACTGTGAAATCTTTCTGCTCATACTCCGAAAGTTTTGACCAATCTACATTTTTAGGCATTTTTCCCATCATTTCTGTGTACTCTTGTTCAGTACAATCTTGATATGGAGCCTGTTTGTAAGTATGGTCACTAAATGGTAAAAACGAGATTCCACTAATCTCATCAAAGTTTTCATATACCCAAGCTGCGGTATCTACCCACTCATCCTCTTTGACAGAAATTGTCACTGAAGGTTTGTGTTCACACCAGTTCTGAGCATATACTTTCCATAGTTCTAGTTGCTCCAATGCAGTCATGTCTGTTCTACATACAGCATTCTCTGGACTCGCCATTGGAAACGAAAATACTGTAGTATGATTTGGTTTAGTCACATCTGGTTCACTAGGAAACCCTTGTGCTTTCATGAACTTAGTAAGAGGATCTTTGTTGTCTCCCCTTACTGTTCTTATATAGTAGGGATTGTGCCTTGCATGGATACCAGATGCGCTATCAACCAACTGACTGACAGTACCACTAGGTTTGACACAAGTAATCGCAGCAGAGTTTGGGATTCCGAGTTTTTCAGCCCAGATTTGATTTGTTTTAACAGTTTCATTTCTTAACTCTGTTAGTCTCTCATCAAGTCCTCCAGATCCTCCATTAGTGATTCCATTGTCCATGATTCCTGTAAGGGATACTCCAAGTAATCGCTCTTCATCACAATTCCTTTTCCATTCTCCTGTGAGATATTTGAAATTTGTGAGAGTTGACTGCCAGGTTCCAAGGATAGTTGCAAGTCTAACTTTCTTTTTGAGAGATTGAAGAGTGTCCCTTCCTCTGATAACGCATTCTGTAAGGTTGCAGAATTCTCGACTGCGTAGAATGATTTCAGAGCAAGGATTTGTGCCGAAGTCTTCCCTGGCATGACGCCGAATAATGTTGTTGCCATCTTTGTCCTTTTTTTGGTTTAGTTTGTCAGTAGTTCTTTTGGCCGACATACTGTTATAGATTCCTCGTTCCCCAGATTTAGAATCGTAGAGGGATAACCACTCTCGCATGAAAGTACCAACGTCTGGCTTTTCTTTATAATTAACCGAATTATTTGCGAGTGCTCGTTGTACATTAGTTTCCCACCAGTTTCCAGACTTGGCGTATCGCATTTCCCGATCCCCCAAGTTACTAAGACTGATAAGAGCACTACGCCGTACGCCACCAACCACAACGATTTCGGCAATTTTGCAGACGAGATCGTGTGCTTCGACTGACTTGAGTTTTCTTCCTTTTGCATTTTGGAATATGTTTACTGAAAATTTGAATAGTTCTTCCAATGGTTCGGGCCCCGATGCACGACCACCGAAAGTTTTCAAAGGAGATCCGGCCGGTCTGACTTTGCTCACATCCCATGTTGGAATCTGACCCATCCATAACATCCCATAGAGTTCTTTGAGTGCCTTTGCCCATCCTAATTTAGAATCCCTGACAACAATTACACTTTCTGTCTCATAAAACTCTTCAGCTACACTTGGTAACTTATTTACATACTCTTCCTCTACTGAAAATCCAACTCCTGTTCCGTTCATCAGTATATACAATATTTCATCGAATGATCTAGGTGAATCCACCTTTACATAAGAGCAGTTATACCCTGCAACATTCTCTCTCTTGAGAGCTTCACCAGCAGTCATCAAACATCTCATACTAGGCATGATGTCCAAGTTTACCACTGCTTTTCTAAGTTCTTTAAGTTCTTTTTCTTCTACCTCATAATTACAAGTTTCTTTCAAATGATCTTTAAAAAAATCAAAATATCTATCTACTGTCTCTTCCCATGTTTCTCTTCGGGTTTTTTCGTAATCCCATCTAGCGTATCTAGATAGGTGAATGAATGATTGGTATTCGGTTGGTAAGTTCATATTCTTTTCCATTTGTTGATTTCTAAATAAGCATTCAAACCAGAAAATGTTCTGGTCTTGATAAATTTCTTAATGTCATGGTATCCTGCGAGAACCATGTCATTAATATCCTTATGATCCAATTCACTTGGCCATACTACAACATTATATCCCTTGTCAACAGACTTAAACATCCTATCAATCGTATGGCGATTCCTTGGTTCGTTATCGTATATTGCCGTAGTTGTACTAGGTTCAGAAGTAATAAGATCCAAGTCGGCACCAGCAACTGCCAAACAGTTGTCTAGAAAAAGAGAATCTAACGGACCTTCAACAACATAGACATGAGAATCAAAGTCAATGCGTTCAAGTCCATAGATCTTCTCTTTGTTTTCTTCTAATTTTAAGGTGATATATCTAGGCTGTTCGTTACCAAATGCACGACCTTGGTAAGCAAACATTTTACCTGACTTATCAAAGAAGGGGATGACAAGTCGAGGATAATCTATATTTATACTCTGGAATTTTTCAGGGAACATCGTTCTAGACCACTCGTAGAAATTTTCTGCAAGGTAGAGCTTGTCCCAATGTTTCTCTGGAATTTTCCTGTGTTCTATATAGGAGAACGCTGGATGGTCTTTCAGTTCACTGAACTTTTTCAGTTGACTCAGTTCCTTGTTTTTCGGAGTATTGAACTTTGGAGTCTCAAACTGAAAAGGAACCTTATCTGGAATAGGAGAGTTGCCTCCTGTTTGATTATTCTTAAATTTTTCTAGGGAATATTCTTTGTGGAGCATACCATCAATACTCTTGAGAAAGTTATTGAAAGTGTGTCCTGCACCACAATTGTGGCATTTGAAGAAATAAGAATTTTTCTTCTTATAAATGTATCCTCTGGTTTTGTCCTTACGTTTGTGAGAATCCCCACAAATAGGACAACGGAAGTTCCAGAGATCCGTTCTTACTTTCTTGAATCGTTCAAGCCTAGATGTACATAGATTTATATACTTCTGATCAATATAACTCATTATATAAAGGGTTGGTTACTGGAGCGCTCCAAATGTCTGTAACGCTGTCATTGCAAAAGTTAATGCGATAAGGACACCACCGATAGTGTATTTCCACTTTTCGAGGCCCCCGATCTCTTTTTCATTTTCATCCAGTTTACTATATAATTTCTCAAAAGTCAAGTTAATTTGATCATTTATGTCTCTTTGCATAGTGGTCATTCTAGAATGAACTTCTTTGAAATCTTCTCTATTTTGATTAACGTGTTCGTCAAAGGCTTCTGACATTTGTTTTATCTGTTCCTTTAACACTGCAACTTCTGTTTCTGTACTCATTTAACCGATTTCATAGCAAAGGATTGCATGGCCATGAAACCCTTCAAGTTTTTATTGATCATGTCTTTGAACTTCAACTGATTGTCTTTGTTCAATGCATCATAAACTTGCACCATTGCACTTGCTGTGAAACCATCTACGGATGCTGACTTCTTATCCTTAAATTTTACTCTCTGCATCTGTTTGTTCTTTACAATATTTCTAAGAACATCCAGAACATCTTCGTTAATAGAGATCATGTCTCTAGTGGTTTGAATGACCTGTTCTTTCATTCTGGTCAACTTACCCCACTGACCACCACCATTCCGATTGAAACGTAAACCTCTAAAGACTCCTGTTTCTGCATTTTGGAGAACGATTATACCTTGATAATTTTTTCTAGCGTAATCATAAATTTTCTTCTGAGAGTCATCACTGAGATCCAAATACTTGGACCATCGTTCAAATTTTGTTTTTCCATTTCTAAATTTAGCAAACACATCATCCGAAACCTTGAAAGTTTCATATTTTCTTTTTTTCTTTTTGTGCATTACAGCATCAGCGGGAAGTGCAATACCCCCAGCTCCTACCGATACATCAGCTTCGTTTATTTCTTCTACTAATATTTCAATCATCTATGTCCTCCAATGAAACATATATCTTCTTGTTACTTTTCTGGTGTATTACTGGAAAGATATCCACACCTAAAACTCTATCAGTTGGTGGAGTATCCTCTAGGGCAACCACCACATCTCCTTTTTGTGCATCTACTTCATCATCGTCTGCTGTAACCATATCCTTGAGTTTATACTCTCCCATTGGAAGCATATTACCAATTCCAATGACCTCTTCCGATATGGTATTAGAAAAGTCAACCAGATCATTCTCCATCAAATATCTGGTTACAGTTCTTTCGTCTATACCTTTGATGTTGTAGTGTTCTTTGAGTAGAAACAATGCAGCTGCATAAGTTCCTATCTGTGTCCTTACCAGAGGAATCTTACTCATAATCTTCTTACAGTTGAAAACTAATCTGTGAAGTAGAGTATATGCCTGTCTTTGTTCCTCTGTTTCTAGATCTTTTGACTTGATAAGGTTCTTACCCTTTTTGTCTATTATTCCTAATTTGTAGGCTTCTTGTTTCTCAAATGGAGTTACCAATAACTTTAGAAACCTATAAGTTACGAACAAGTCAACAGCACGATTTTCAGTTAATAACAATCTCATATTTCAGACAGTCTTTGTAAAATAAATGGATCTTCCTTAATGTGATTTAGATCCTGTTCTGGCATTATATTTAAGAATCTTAAAAAACTCTTGAGAGCAGACCAGTGCTCTATTTCTATCTTGAAGAATAGAAGAGTCGAAGCTGCTTCTGCACCAAATAGATTATTTAATACTATGATGTGATTCAAAAGAAGTCGCTCTTTAAGTACACCTGAGTCTTTATACTTACGAAAAAGTCTCTTGATGTACTTAAATCGCTTCATATCATCGTAAAATTCGTTGATACCTTCGCAAGACGGATTATGATAATGCTTGATAGCATAAATCATAATATTGTCTTTTGTAAGTTTATCGAACATTGGCTTTACGCCAGTTCTTCATCCGTATCTAAATTTCTTACGATCTCGGCATCCACCATTGATTTACCATTACCAGTAGGAGTGACAGTTACCATTAAGGAAATGCCACCTTCAATGTATTTCGATATTCCATCATCTTCTTGAAACTCACCATACGAATTATTATCACGATTTACACCAAATGAACCAGAACCATACTTGACAGCAAACTTACTTGTACCTGACTTGTCTAAACCACTCAAGTCAAAGTTGTATCCAAATTTTGCCATCTCAGTTTGTAATCTGCGAACTGCAAGTTCTGGATTTAGAACTTCCATTTGTCCAACCGAACCTACCATAGAATTCAACGCCTCTAGTGCATTTTCAGCTGATGGGATAACATCATAGTCATCCCATTGTGCTTGTAGAGATCCGTGACTCTCTTCAAGATGTTGTTTGAACGTCTTCATTTTCTTCCTCTATGAGAGAGATGAAGTGGTCACACTGCTGTTCTGCACCAGAAAGTGCATTCAGATTGTTGACCAACTCCTGTCTCTTAGTATCTAACTGAGTGATTGTCTCTCTCAGTTTGGTTATGTCCTCTTGTATAGAGGACTTTCTATTTTGTATCGCTTCAAGCGAAATTTCCATAATGTCTCCATTATATAAGGTTAATTATTAATTAAGTGTAGCACCAGTTCCCGGCCCTGCTGTAGAAAGTACATTCCATTTACCACCATGAAACATAAGCGTTACTGATTCTCCAGCCGCATCTAAACCAACAGATGCATATCCATTACGAGTCGCTGGAGTCAATGTACCAGCTGGTGAACCTGAAGTTGCCACTACTACAAAGGTCATTATCTGGCCAGGAACTCCATCAGCAAGTGTATAAGCTTTACTGTCAGCTATTGTCAATAATACAACTGGTTTAGTTAATGGTATTGCTCCAGCTGCACTAACAGCAGCTGATTCCGAAAGAAGTAAATTTCCTTGGACTCTAAGAGCATGACCAGTAGTTGCATCAGCAGCGACTGTCAAGGTTGCAGATCCATCAACTGTACCAGTTCCGATACCGACACAATCAAGACCACCATCTGCATAGATGTTTACTCCATTGTCACCATTGACTGTGAAATCAACAGCTGCAACGGAATCACTATTAATGGTTACGTCATCTGTTCCTGCATCAACTTTGATAGCACCATCAGAACTCAAAGACTTGACTGTGAAATCAGTATATTGATTTCCATCATCATTGATCATAACACCACCATCACCAGTTGCTGATGAAGCTGTTGTTACTTTAAGTGCAGAGTTGGTATCATTTGCATATCCAATCTCGAAAGTTTTAGATGCACCATAAATGTGTGTATCTGTGTTTACGTTACTGAACAGATTAGCGACTGAAATCTTTTTATTTACAGGCGATGCACTGAAATCAATAATATGCAACAAATCTACTGCTGAGTCTTTGTTTGTTGCGTTTAATTCGGTTAAAGCTGTTATCTTTTTATCAGCCATATTTCTCCTTTAAAATTAATATGAACCCCCCATATTTCAGGGGGGAATTATACTCTAGGGACTCTAGATCAATTATGAAACTACGCAGTTTCCTGGCAACAATGCAGTTACCAAAGTAACTGATGCATCTTCTAATGCAGTTGTTGTAATTGCATCAGTCAATGTTGCTTTATTGCCCATTTCTGTATTATTAGCAATGGTAATTGTTCCTGCACCATTAGTTGTACCTTTGAACCTAAATGTATTTCCTGTATGATTAGTACCAGAAATAGCTTTACCATTGATTCGGTCCATTGTTAATGCAGGGCCTCCAGAAGAACCAGCCTTTAATGTAGCAATGGTAGGTGCAGAACCAGCAGTATATTTGACGTTCTCAT